GAGCACCCAGTAGATGCCTCTCGTGCCTGCGTCGGTGGAGAGGAAGGCGGCGAGTGCGTCGAGGTAGGCTTCCATCTACGCCTTCACCACCTTCGTTACGCTGATAGTCGCCGCACCGGACCTGACCTGCTGGATGATCGGAGCGACCAGGTCAAGCCGCAGGCACTCGCTGCCGAGTCGTTCGCAGTGGGAGCAGCGACCGTCGGGGCAGCGGCCGGTCATCGGATGCGGATGATCGCGTCGCCGAGGATCTGCTTCACCTGGCCTTCCAGGCGATCGTCGATGATGAAGATTGGCCGGGCCGGGAGGCTGCCGCCTCCGCGGGTCGTGCCGTACTGGTGCAGGTACGGGATCTGCCAGCCGTCCTCGTCCCAGTCGATGCCGACGACTGCCTGGTGCTGGGTGATGATCTGGAAGCTGTAGGGGCCGTCCGGGGAGGTCGCGGAGTCGTAGAGGTCGCCGGTCGCGTAGAGCGGACGTGTCGGGTCCGGGTAGTTCGCTGCCTCCTTCGACGCGACCGTCGAGGCGGCAAGCGGCGGCCATGCGAACAGCATGCTGCTCGCATCCTGGCCCCAGGCGTCCATATGCTCGCGGGTGCGGGCGTAGACCTCGACGACGGCCTGTTTGAGCGCAGGCCGCATGTCGGCGAGGTTGTGCACGACATGGTCGAGCAGCGCGACCGCGGCGATGTCCTCGACGACCACGTCAATCATCGCGCAGCTCCGTGCAATAGACCTCGGTGTGCAGGAAGCCGAGCGATCTGTAGTCGCGGATGCCGTCTACGCCATAGCGGTGCGCTACGACCTGGCCTGCGTTGTTGATGCGCCGGCCGGTGCGCAGCTCATCCTCGGTGCGCAGCCGCCGGGCATGCGTCCGGGGCACGAAGACGACGTGGGTGGACCGGCGTGCGTAGTCGGGCAGCCCGTCGAAGCTGGAGATCGGGACGCGCAGGCACGGCACGTTTCGATAGACGACGGTGATCATGCTTCTTGGGCCGCTCGACGTGATCCGCCACACCTCGCAGCGCTCCGTCAGGCGGATCACGTCGGGATGCTCACGATCCGCCCAGAGGCCGAAAGAAGCGCGAGAGCGGCGTTCAGACGGTCAGGCGTGGTCGGTGTGGCCGTGCCGGTCCCCCACTCGCTCTCGGCCCACAGCGACAGCATGGTCGCGTCACACCACCGATGCTGGGAGAGATAGCCGTAGACGGTGTCGGCGTCAGCGAGCTGGGCGGCGATCTGGTCCGGGCTGCCGGTCAGACCGAGCGTCTGCATTTGCGTGTCGGTCAGGTAGCTCGTCATGGCAGCTCCGGCGTCGGCACGAGCGTGGGCTCGGCGAGGATCGAGTCGATGTGGCGCCGGCTGTGGAACTCGCCGCCGTCCTGCTCGACGTAGAACGCGTGCTTGGCTGGCCGGTCGTGGGGGTGCGCGTAGCCCCAGTGCAAACAGCGGAACGGCGAGCACTCGTCCGGGCAGGCGCGATCATCGGACGGCGGCGTGGGCAGGCAGGCGAGCTTTCGGTCCGGAATCCGCGCGCCTGGGCGGTGGCGATAGATGCGGTAGCCGCGCGCGGGCGCCCAGCCGCCATCAACACGGATCACCGAGCCGTCGGGCGCCCAGATGTGCTCGAAGAGGACGGGCCAGCGGCCATAGCGATGGTCGTCGTAGGCTCCGCGGAGATCCTCGATCGGGTTGCCGTTCGTGCCGGTGCCGACAAGCTGTTCGTCAGCGTCCAGGGCGACGACGAGGTCGCCGTCGGCGAGCTCCTCGTCGCACATCCGCATCAGCTGGTTGCGGACATCGCTCTCGGCATCCCGGTAGCGGGAGGTCTCGCCGTATTCGGCGACGATGTCGCGGGCGCCAAGGGCGTCGCGGGTGTCAGGGTCGACGCCGTCGGCGTAGACGAGGATCAGGTCAGCCCACTGGTCCGCGAGGCGCAGGACTCGGTCGAGGTAGCGGTGGCCTTCGCCGGCGCCGACGACCATCGCGCAGCAGACCATCAGTCGCACTCGATTCCGCGCTCGGCGCACGCGGCCCGGAAGATCTCGCGGGACCGTGCCGCCAGCGACGCCTTCGCCGCGGTCGGCAGGCCGGAGCTGTCCCACAGGTGCTCCCATGTAACGCTGCCGGTGTAGAGCACCCGGTAGCCGGCGTTACGGGCCGCGTAGGAGAGGAATGTCTCCTCGTAGAAGTGCGGCGTGTCGAGGAACCCGCCAAGCTCATCCCAGACCGCGCGGCGCGCGAAGTAGACCGAGCCGGCGACGGTGACCGCATCGCGGGTGTCGCCGGTCTCGTGGTCGTGGTCGTGGTCGTCGAGCGGGGCGAGCCAGAGCCGATGCTCGGGCCTGGTGTTGGTGCCGAAGATGCCGGCGGCGGTGAGGCGACCCTGTTCGTCGACCTGGCGGGGGCCGATGACCGCGATCGACGGGTCGGACGCGAACAGGTCGACGATCGGCTGCTGGCTCTCCAGCCGGCGCGTGTCCGCGTTCAGTAGCAGGACGTACGGAGCCGTGCCGAGCGACGCGCCGTAGTTGCACGACTGGGCGTAGCTCCAGCCGCGTGCTTTTGCGTCGATGACGGTGATCGTCGAGATCAGCGGGTCGTCGAGGGAGGCGACGCACCGCTCCGCAAGCTCGGGCGTGTCGTAGTCGGCGACGACGGCGTCGATCATGCGGCCTCCGCGTCAGGAAGTAAGATGGGGTGATGCGCTCGCCCATGTCGACTGCCGCGTTCGTTGGGCTACTAGCAGTCGCCGGTACACCGGCTGCGGCTCTTACGATCGGGAACGGCCTGGGCTTCCCGGTCGCGCTTCGACTCGCGTCCGCGCTGACCCCGCTGCTGGCTATCGCGTGGCTGCTGGCTACGCGACGCGCATAGCCGTTACGCCGACCCGAGATAACCGGGAAGGTGCTGCTCTGACCAGACGTGGGTCGCTTCCAGGGCGGTGTCCCAGGCGCATCTGAGCCCGTGAGCGTGGAGGTCTTGGGCGTAGCCGATGTCCTCGCCGCTCTCGTGGGCGCGGTAGCGGCACCGGATTGCTCTTGGCCCGAGGAGGGTGATGGCCATCGGCACCTGGATCTGCACCGTCTCCCCCGACTCGGCGATCTCACGATCAGGCCGGTACCACGCCTGCGTCTCCCCTTGGCCGAGGCCGAGCATCCCGGCGTTGAACGCCCACGATCCTTTGCCGCGAGGGTGAAGCCACGTGATCGCCGACGCGGTGTCCCAACCTTGCTCGAGCAGGTCTTCGAGCCGTTCGATCGTGCATGGGTTGTCGAGCATCACGTCGGTGTCGAGGGACAGAAGCGCGTCCGCGTCCATCTTGCGGGCCGTCTCCAGCAGCAGGTTGCGGACCGTCGCGAGCGTCTTGAAGCGGGCGTTGTCGTGGCGTGCGTGTGGCGCAGCTGGGTGGTGCCTGAGCGCGACGGGCCGGAAGCCGCGCAGTGCCGCCTCGTGCTGGATCGTCGTCCACGTCTCGTCATGCGCGAGGCCGGAGTGGACAAACGCGAACCCGTCCGGCTGACGGGTCTGTCGGGCGAGCCGGTCGAACCAGGTGGGGAGCGCCCAGGCGCGCAAGGCGACGGGAGCGCCGATTACGATTCTCATTCAACCTCGCGCCAGGAGTGGAGATGATTCGAAGCACGGATGAAACGTGGATCGTCGGTATCGATTCCGATCCCGGCAGTTCCATCGAGTTCGCGACCGAGGGGCAGGCGGTGGACTATGCGCGCGAGCGGGCGAGCGATGGGCAGGCATGCGCAGTGATGCACCGTCGCGACGCCCTCACATCGGGAGCGGAAGTGCTCACGATGGTCGCCTACTTCGAGCCAGCTAGCGCATCGGCTGGTACTGCGAGAACCCGATAGAGCTGAGATCCATTCCGGGGGCTGCGGTCTGGTCGGCGCGCGTCCAGTAGCGTCTGCTCGCGGCAGCGGCCGAAGTCTCGAACGACTGGGCTTGGGCGGCGTACTGTCTCGCGAGGGCCGACAGTCTCGCCTCCGCCTCCCCCGCTCGCACGTCGGCGAGCGAGCACTTGCGGGCCATCGCCGCACACGCGAGCGAGGCGCCGTAGTCGATCAGTGCGGGCATCAGCCCGTCGGGTACGGTCGTGAGATCCGGGTACGCGTTGGGGCCGCCGACCCAGCCGCGGGCACGGTCGACGAAGTCGGCGATGTCAGCGTCCATGAAGTACTGCCACTGGTAGGTGGCCAGCAGCGACGAGGTGGGCGCTGACGGCAGGATGAACGTGCCGTTGATGTCCACGTCGGTTCTCGGCCCCACGCCGAACCCACCATCGACGTAGGCGAGGAGCGTGCCCGGCACGGCGAACACGGTGACATACTGCTCCGTCGGCACCGAGCTGAAGCGGACGTAGAAGCTCGTCTGCGTCGGTGTCGCCTGGGCAGGGATCAGGTCGGAGAGATCCTCTTGGCGCACCAGGTTGTAGCCGGGGCCGTCCTGGATCAACCGGCGAACGGAGTCTGTCGCCGTGGCAGCCATCCGCTATGCGGCGGCCTTCGGCGGCCGACCACGCCGGGCCACGGCAGGCTTCGGCTCCGAGCTGGGCGTGAGTGCGGGTGCGGGGCGAAGCTGAGCAGCGATCAGCTCGACATCGTGAACGTCGGTGAGGGCCACATAGCGGTGGCCATGGTCGGCGCACCATTGCGCCTTGAACGCGCACCGCTTCGCCTTGCGCTGGCCCCGACGCTCGACCTCGCTGTCGCCGTCGAGCACGTCGATCAGCAGCCCGGCCTCGTAGTAGAAGCGGTCGAAGCGCTCTGTTCCCAGCCGGAATCCGTCGGCGAAGTGCTGCTCGCAGCCGTCGAGGACATAGCGGGCGACGTATCCGGTCGAGCCGACGGCTTCCGAGATCGGGTCGGCCTGCGTCAGGTCCGGGCTTTCGGCCTCGGGGTCGAAGAGGTCTTCGCCGATGACGAGCGTGTCGGTCATGGTGCTCCCTGGTCGAGGCGTGCGGTTGCAATGTCGGCGTCCATCATGTGGCGACCGTCGGCAGGGTCGGAGCCGAGGATGGCGGCGTGCTTGGCGAGCAGCTTGCGCATCGTGCTGATCTCGGCCTCGGACAGCAGCGCACCGGATTGCACTCTGCGGAGCATCGCGAGCGCCTGCTGGTTCTCCAGGTTCGGCGATCCGGTCTGCGCCTGTTCCTCGAGGGCGGCGTAGAGCTCTTGCAGTTCGGTGACGGTCTGCTGGTCCTGGTAGTAGATGCTGCCGCTGGGGGTTGTGTAGCTGCCTTCCTCCAGGTCCGCGAGCTGTGGCTGCTCTTGCTGCTCGTGGGTCTGGAAGGCCCGCAGGAGCCGCGCGAGCTGTTCGATCTGGACGACGCCGACGTCGTCTCCTTCTGCCTGCTCCTCTCCCCAGAGCACGCCGAGGTCGGCGAACGCTTGGCTGATCTGCCACTGGTCGGCTTCGCGAAGCGCGCTCATGGGCGGTTCCTTTCGAGAGTGGCGGGCGGGGATTCGAACCCCGGCGTGTCCCTGGTGAGGGGCACGCACCCCGTGTCCCGCCGGTTGCTGCTTTAGTTGCCGCGGAACCCGAAGCTCGAATCGAGCACGCCGGCGTTGAAGCGGCGACGCACGCGGTAGCGGTAGGTGTCGGTGTTGAACGCCTGGCCGCTGTTCGGCGCCTCCATCGCGACCTCAAGCGGGTCGCGGTCCTGAAGGACCACGGCCTTCCCGGCCTCGAGCAGCAGCCACGCACCGGTCGTGTTGTCCAGGCCGGTGACGAACGCCTTGGCGAGGTAACGACTCACCTTGAGGTCGTAAAGGCCCTGGAGCGGATTGAACGTGTTGACGTAGCCGGTGCCGCCAGAGCCGGCCGTGGACGCCGTCTGACCGGAGGCGCCGGGCACGGACGGCTGGAGCGCGGACTGGAGCAGCTTGGCGGCGTTGAACTTGTTCTCAGGGCCGACGAGCAGCGTGTTGGGCTGCACGAGGTACAGGTTCCCGAGCGGGTCCTTGATCGTCTGGAGAGCGATGTCGGCGGCCTCCAGCGACGGCTGGGTGAGATCCGACCCGCTGCCTCTGTTGCCGACATTGCCGATCGTGGTCGTGTAGCCCTTGGCGCCGCCGGCGACGATCACGTTCATGACCGTCTGCTCCTCGTAGATCCGCGTGCGCTCGCCCATCTGACCGGCGCGCACCTGGATCTGGCCGGTCTGGTCGTCGTCGATCAGCTCGCGCTCGAAGCCCAGCGTCCGGCCGATCTTGATGTTCTTCAGGCGGATGTCCTGGCCGATCAGGCGGCTGTCCTCGAACGGCTGCCCAGGGTCGACCTGGCGCGGCATCTCCGGCCCGTACAGAGGCCCGTACAGCTCCTCGTACTTGGTGGAGTTGACGACGCGCACGACGTCGGGAAAGACGACCTCGACCTGCTTGTAGGCGTCGAACAGGAACTGCTGGACGCCGGCACGCAGAAGCTGCGGCATCGCAGACTCGGACGTTGCCTCGCGGAGCTTGAGAATGCTCAGCGTCGGGTCGTCCCAGTCCAGCCTGGCACAGAGGCCGGGGACGCCAGCCGCACGGTCGGCCTCCCGGAACGCCTGCTGGCGCGCCTCGTCGAGGCGCTTAGCCTCGATCTCTCGAAGGGTCTTCATGGCATGCTCCTAGAGGGCCGCGGCGGCGACGTGGTTGGGGGCGAGGATGACCCGGATGCGGATGCCGGGTCCGCCGGCGACGCTCTCGGGCGCCGGGGTGGCCTGGTGCGGCCTGGCGGTTGCGGGCGCCTCGATCACGACGTAGCCGATCCCCTGGCTTCCGCCGACGCTGGTGTTCGTGATCGTCTGCCCGTCGATGCCGAGCGTGACCTTGTCGAACGGCAGGTAGGTATCGCCGGCCGTCGTGTTCATCTCGACGGTCGCGCGCGCCTCGACCTCGATGCCGGGGCTGGCGGCGTCACCGCCATAGACGGCGACCTGGTTGGACTGCATCGCGACGCCGAGGAAGTTCGACCCGTTGAGCTGGCTCTTGTTCGTCAGCGGCGTGACGGAGTAGTTGGTGCCGTCCCAGTAGACGAGGTCGCCCTGGTTGATCGTCTGGTCGGACGTGACGGGAAGCGCCTTCGGGAACCGGTTGCGGTTCTCGGAGAGGACGACGTTCTGTGCGGTGGTGGACATCGGTTACTCCTCCTCGGCCTTGACGGGGAGGCCGGCGGCGACCAGGCGCGCCTTCGCGTCGCCCTCGCCTGCGGGGACACGAGCGGCGAAGCCCTCGACCCCGGTGAACGCCTCGCGGACGTGCGCGATCGTGATCTCGCGCTCCTTCGTCTTGCGCTCGAGCAGCCGTCTCATCGCGGTCTCGTCGTCGCACTTCACGACGTCGTCGAACCACAACTCAGCGAGTTCCTTCGGCACCTCCGCCTCGCGCAGGACCCGACCGGCGGTGATGGCCCGCTCGGTCGCGGTCAGCTTGCCCTTGGCCTCGTCCCGCTCGGTGCGGGCCTCGTCGCGCTCGCCGATCGCTGCGTCGCGGGCCGTCTCGGCCTCGCGCAGCTTGGTGGCGAGCTGGTCCTTCTCGTCGTCGCTGGCGGCGACGGGCTTCTCGACGATCTTCTCGACCTCGCGAAGCTCGACCTCGATCTCGGCCGTAGCGACCTCATCGATGATCGAGACAGCCTCACGCAGCGTCGTCTCGGCGCCAGACTCGTCGGCGCCCTCTCTCGTGGCCTCGCGGAACTTTGCCTGCGCGGCCTTGATCTTCTCCTGCATCTCGGCAGGCTTCATGCGTACCTCCTTGGAGGCGTTGTGATGACCCGGCCGCGTGGCAGGGTTCAACTGGCGCTTGCTCTCGGTGAGCCGGCGAAGGAAGACGCCGCCCGCACCAGGACTGGTGACGAGGTCGGCGGAAGGGAGGTGGCGAACCTCGCGGACGAAGTTCACGTGACGGCCGTCGGGAAGCTGACCGGGATCGACCACCCCACCGCCGTCGATGCTGATCCCGGCGAGAGGACGGTCGGTGCTTGAGCCGGCTGAGATCGCGGCCTCGACGAGGGAGACGACCCACTCGTAGCCGGCGCCGGCGATCGGCACGAACGTCGCGCGGACCTGGCCGACGCCCGCGTCTTCGAGGTAGCGGGCCTCGCGGTAGTGGCCGACGAGCTGGCGGACGTCGCGCTCGGGGCGTTGGCGTTCCTCGTCCTGGGTCGGATGGTTCGCGTATGCCTTCAGGCCCTCGAACATGCCGTCGCTGACGGCCTTCTGGAGCGCCTCGCGGGTGTAGTAGTTGCCGTCCGTCGGGTTGCCGAGGCCCTCGCGGATGATCGTGACCTCGTAGGTGCGCTCGCCGGTCTTCTCGACGCGCATCTCGCGCAGCCGGGTGAGGAGCTTCAACTGGACCGGCTCGGCCTCCCGGGCGGCCTTCGCCTTGGTCGGCTTCTTGCCCTCGGCGGTCTCGTCGTCGGTGCCCTCCTCCAGGTCTCTCTCGTCCTCTTCATCACCGCGCAGAAGCTGCGGCATCGCTGAGGCGGAAGTGGACTCGCGGAGTCGCGCGAGCAGGGGAAGTCGCATAGGCGGTCCTTCGGTCGGCTATCGTCAGCCGCATGGGCGGCGACGGCGGAGTTGGCGGACGCGAAGTAACCCGCGTCATCTACGACGAGATGGCCGCTGGCCCCCGACGTGAGCTGATCGTCGTGCGCGAGGACGGCCGTACGCACAGCGTGGACGCGCCTGCGCCATGGGACCTCGGAGAGGTCTTGCTTCCCGGCGAGGTCGTCGGCTTCGACGGCGGCGAGCGCCTCAGACCGTGATGCGGTGCACCACGTAGTTCATGCCGGCCGCGAAGATCACGTCGTCGTGCAGCTCTCTGGGCTCGACGCCTCTGGACGCGGCGTAGTCGTCGAGGGCCTCAACGAGGTCTTCGACGGCCTGGAGGATGTTCGGGAGGGCGATGAGGTCGGCGAGGCGCTTGGTGCGGTCGATCATCCAGCCGGCTTCGCCGTAGCGGGAGCGGCCCGCAGCGATGGTCGTCACGTTTCGCCTCTCGTGCTGCGAAGGCAGGCCTGCCTGAGTCCATCGTGACCCGCGGCCGCGAGCTTGGAGAGACCGCGCTCGATGACATCGCCCTCGTATTCGATCTTCTCGTCCTGGGCGGTGGCGTGCAGGATGAGTGCGGTTACCCTGCCGCGCATCGTCTCGGCGTCGAACTCCGAGACGCTGACGCCGAGCGCGAGGCCGAGGGGATGAAGGACGAGGACATTCACGGCGAACACGAGGCCATCGTCGTGGAGACGCTGCGCGAGAGCGAGATCGGCCGCGACGTAGTGCTCGACTGCTGCATAGGGTGAGCGCCGTGCCGCAAGAGCGTTGGCGTCCGCGATTCGCGCCGCCACGACGTCCCATGCTTTCTGGTCGAGTGGATCGCCGCGTGTCTCGATCGGCGCGCCGTCGTCGAGGGTCGTCACTGCGCGATCCTCTGCACGAACCCTTCCGTGTTGAGCGTGGGCCGCTCGAACCGGATCTTGCCGAGATCCGCGGTAGCAACGCACCGCTCCTCAGCATGGAGGTCGATCGCGTTCAAGAACTTGCGGACCGCCATGCTCGTGGCCGGGCAGCCTTCGAGCCGACGCGCCAGCCGCTGCCGGCGACGGTAGAGCGCGCCGAGCGCGTTTGCGTCCTGCTCGAAGCCGATCCTCAGATCAGGGCCGCCGGTCTTCTTCACGTCGTCCTCCTCATGCCGCGATCTTGGCCGCGATGCTGCCGACCAGCGCGTTCTCACCCGCGTTGAGCACGTAGAGCTGGTCGCCTTCGTTCAGGTCAGATGTCGCTTCGAGCGAGCACCGGCAGCCCTGCTCGCAGATCGTTCCGCCGGCACCTGGCGTGGTCGGCCAGTCGTCGGCGACCATCGGTGGCAGGTTGCCGAGGTCGAGGCAGTCGTCGCAGACGCGCTCGTCGTCTTCGGTCTGCCACTGGAGCAGCATCCCGTCGGTGGCTGCGGCCTGCGCGTAGCCGTCCTGCTCGCCGGCCCAGGCGACGGACTCTCCGAGGTTGAGGCGGTAGCTGTTCGAGTCGATCCAGTCCTGCAACGCGAGCCCGAGCGCATAGACGCCGATGCTCGCGGCCGCAAGTTCGCCCGCGTCGACCGCCCTCTGAGCCGTGTCGAGGTGCTGCTGCGAGGGGGTGAGGCTGGCCAGCTCGGGCCCCATCTTGTCGATGGAGCGCAGCGCCGGGCGAGTGGCGCGGCCGTAGCTGTTCTGGTCGGGCTCGGTCGGCGGCTTGTAGCGCCGGTGGCGGCGGGCGAGAAGCGCGGCTGCGGCGCCCGCGCCGACGGCTGCGACGACGGCCGGGTGATGGTCCTGATCGGGCAGCGGCTCGGTCGGGTCTTGGTCCGGCTCGTAGCCGTCCACGCCGGCCTGCCATGCCTGAAGGTAGGTGTTGTGGATCAGCTCCCGCTGGGCCTGCTGAAAGCGGTGGATCGCGTGTGGCTGAAGCACGTCACGCGGCGCCCGTCACGAGCTGCCCCAGGTTCTCCTTCGTTGCCGCACGGAACTGCTCGGCGTGCTTGGCGAATTCGGGATCGTCCGGGCGACGGCGTGGCTTGCGTGCCTCGCGCGCCGCCTCGCGAATCGCGGCACGCAGCTCGCCCTCGGGCAGAACGACGAGGCGTTCCTTCATCTGGTTGTCCTTGCGGATGTTCGCGGCACCCTGGCCGCTGAGCGGGTTCTCGTCGGCAGGGAAGCCGCCACGCGACGTCGGCGCGACGTCGGGCGCCTCGGCGCCACCTGACGGCACGAGCAGACCCGGCGGCTGATCCTCGTCGGGCGGTTCCTTCGTCGGGTCGAGCATCGCCGCCTGACGGTTGGTCGCGGCGATCACGAACCGGCGGATTCTGCCGTCGCCGGCTCTGCCCACCTCCGCCCATTCCTCGGCGATGAGGTCCTGCTCTTCGTCGGGGTCGTAGGTCGTGATGCCCAGCTCGTTCGCGACCGCGACACGGTAGGTCTTGTCGGCGATCACACCGTTCGCGCGGGCGGTGGTGAGGTCGGCGATCTTCGCCTGCCGGTCCTCGGTCACGATCCCGGGGAACGTGAACTCGCGCTTGCGCTGGTCCTCACCCTGGATGCCGGCTGCGTCGAGGACACGGTCGGCCATCTTGTGCAGCAGCCGCTCGAGCACCTTCTGGCGGCGCTCGAACCGCTTCGCCGCCGGCTCGGTCGCGACAAGCGCAGTGGCTCGTCCGCCCTTGCTGTCGATGCCGAGGTACTGCTTCGGTATACCGACCCCGGTGGCGATCAGGTTGATCAGTTCCTGGACAACGTCCTCGACACCGGTTTCCGACGTGGACTGCCACTGGAACGGCGTCAGCTCGGCCTGAGCATTGTGGGCCAGGACCGAGCCGGGCGGTGGCTGTCTGCCACCGGGGAACATCGCGTTGCGCAGTGCGGTCGCGTCCAGGGCGGTGCCCTCGACTCTGAGGTCGAGGACCATCCGCGACAGGAGGTCTTGGCGGATGACGTGGCTCGTCATCAGGTCGCGGAGCCGCTTGAAGTGGCCGAGCGCGCTGAACAGGTCGGAGCGTCCCCGCTTCTCAGCGGACCGCACGTTGATCTTCACATGGTCGATCTCGTCGGCGGCGATCTGCCGGATGACGTACTTCGCGACCGCGTTCTGTGTCGGCCCCGTCGGCGCCTTGTTGCCGGCAGGCGGCGCGTACAGCTCGTACGGCGCCTGGTACTGCTGGTGGTAGAAGTAGACCGTCTCGATGTCCTCTTGGTCGGTGACGATCTCGTAGATCGACGCCGGGTCCAGCGAGCGAACGGCGAGCCTGCCGCCGGGGAGCGGGAAGTAGCGGATCAGGACCTCGCCGAACGTGGAGAGGTCGCCATCGATCTCTTCGAGGCGGTCGTCCATCTCGTTCTCGGTCCAGAACGCGTCCCAAGCCTCCTGGGCAGCATCGGACGCGAATGACGCCTCGATGCCGCGGCCGAGCACGAACTCCGTGATCGTCTCGACAGCACGGTGTGCGACGGGATCGTGGTTGCCGCACTCGAAGCACTTCGCTGACATCGCGAAGTAGTCGGCCCAGTAGAGCTGCCGCGTTGCCGGCCCCGGCAGGAGTGGGATGTACTGGTCGTAGATCTGCGGCTGGCCGCCCGGCATCCACCCGCCGCCGCCTGCGAACCAGTCGGACTCGCGCACACCGGCTTCGCGGAGCATCGCGGTCGCGGTGCGCTTCAGGCTGCCGAGCTGCTGGCGGGACGCGAAGCGCTTCACCTCATACGAGTGCAGCCGGCCATGCTCGGTGAACCGGCCGCGCCACAGCGATCCTGAGATCGAGAACGATCTCGGCAGCCGCTCCGGGTCGGGGCAGACCTCGTAGCGGGACCAGTCGTAGGGGTCGTGGCCTGGGTCGTAGTCGTGCTCGTAGGCCGCGAGAACCTGGCCCCAGATCTTCCTATTAGGCACAGATGCCCTCGCCCCGGCAGGGCGGGTCGAAGACGTACAGGTCGGTCCCCTGGAGCGTCCTTCCCGCCCGGCGATAGGTGATGTCGTCCACCCCGATGGGGGCACCTCCGTTGCCCTCAGGCGCGCCGGCGAGTTGCACGCATGCGAACAGCTTGGAGTCGGGAATCTCCCGGACCTGCCCATCCAGCGGACCTCCTGCGAACTCGACGACTCGCGTGTCCATGTGCGCTCCTATCCGAAGTCCGATCCGCTATACGGGTCACGCCCCACCGATACGCCGCCGGTCGCGGCCACACCAGCCGGCGGCGGCGTCAGCATCCGCGCCGGGTCCAACGCCTGCGTCATCGCGTCGACCTGGTCGTCATGGCTGCTGAACGGGAAGCTCGCGCACTCCGCCAGCAGCTCTTGCACCCACCCCGGTGTGCGGGCTGTGTCGGGGCCGCTGCCGTCGTGGTTGCCGTGGCCAGGCAGGTACACGTTCCCGGCCGCCAACTGCGGCTCGATCGCGCGGGCGCGGAGCACCTTGTCGCGGTTCGGGTCGACGGGCAGGACGCCGGGGATCTCGTGCTGCAACGCGGCGATGACCTCGACGCCGTTCGCTCGGTTCTCGACGAGGATCTGATGCGCGCTGTGAGCCGGATAGTGGTTCTGGACCCACCGCGAGAGGTTGCGGACCTCTTCGATCGTGTCCGCCAACCCCCACCGGCCACGCACTGAGCGCAGCAGGTAGCGGCGCGCGAGATGGATTCCCCACACGTGGCCGACGGTGTAGTCGGAGGTCTGCTTGTCCTTCAATGCCGTGTCCCAGCTTTGAAGGACCGATGTGAAGGTCGGCAGTTCGCCGTCCGGGTCGAAGTATCTGAACCAGCGGGTCTTGATGACCCCGCCCTCAGCAGGGGCGGGACGCTGCTGAAGCTGGCCTGCGGCGGCATACGGGCCGAGATCGCGCTTCAGCTCGGCCACCTCGACAGGGCCGAGACGGTCGTCCCACAGCAGCTCGCCAGCCTTCGTTCGTGGATCGTCTGGCCACACGAACGGATGCGACGGCTCGTACTCCATCGGCAGGCACAGATGCCACCAGCCAGCCTCACCCTCGATCGCCTCGCCGGCCTTCGAGAGCACATGGCCTGTCACGTCCTCCTCGTGGACGCGCTGCATCACCAGCACCCGCACGCCCTGCTTCGGCGTGTTATTCCGCGACGCCAGCGTCCGGTCCCACCACCGGCACGCTGCCTCGCGCTTGGTGTCCGACTCCGCTTCCTTGACGTTGTGCGGGTCGTCGACGACCACGAAGTCACCGCCCATGCCGGTGCCGCGGCCGTCGACGGAGGTGGCAAACCGGTAACCGCGACGAGTGTTGCGGAACTTCGTCTTCTGGTTGTCGTCGTCCTCGAGCGTCCAGTCCTCGCCGAGCAGAGCGAGAAGGCCGCGGTAGCCGACGCGCTCCAGCAGCGTCGCGTCCTCGTTGAAGTCCGATCCCGGGTGCTCGATGATCGCCCGGCAGTTGACGGAGTGCTCGGTCGCAAGATCCTGCGCGTAGGAAGCGAACATCCACCGCGTCTCGGGCTTCGTGAGCCACACCCAGGCGGGCCACATGACCGACACCGAGATCGACTTCATCGTGCGCGGCGGGATGTTGATGATCAACCGCCGGATCGCACCAGAGGTCGCTGCTTCGAGGTGCTCGCAGATCGCGTCGATATGCCAGTTGTGGCTGTAGGCGGTGCCGGGCTCGACGATCGACCACGCCTGCCGGATGAACTCGCGCAGACTCCTGCGAGCCTGCTCTGCCACCACCTCGTCCAACGACGGCAACGTCGCGAGCATCTACGCCTCCAGCTTGCGAGCCAGCTCCTCCGCCGCCTTCAGATCATCGGCGCTCAGCCTCGACAGATCACGACGCACCTCAAGCGGTCCGCCATCAGGCCCCGAGATCTCAGTCTGCTGCTTCGGACGGCCGTACACACGGTCCAGCAGCTTCTCCGCCGCCGCGATCTGCGCCGCGAGATCCTCGATCACCGAAGGGACGACCGTGCCCTCCTTCGACTCCCCCGTGATGATCGCGCCACGCTCCAGCGGCGTGATCGTGCCGTCGTCGTTCAAGTGCAAGCCCAACGCCTTGAAGTGCGGACGCAGCACCGCCGCCACGTTCTCCTCCACGAGGCGGCGCGCCACATCTGTCGGCTTCGGCAACGGAGGACGCCCACCCATCTGCTCGGGCGTGCGCGTACGGTCGATCTTGGCCGAAGATGGAAGATCTTCGTCGTGTTGGCGACACCACTCGCCGCTGACCGCGACGCCTGCGATCACGGTGCCTGGCTTCAGCGGCGGGGCCCCGCACGGCTTGCCGCTTCGGGTCTCCCCCTTGCACTGACGTCTCACGGCACCCTTACGCCCCCAGCGCCTTGATCGCGTCGGCATAGAACGGCTTCGGCGGACCTGGCTTGCCGGCTGTGAGCTGGTTGACGCCGAAGTAGTGCTCCGGGTCCACGCTTGCTCCCGACGCTCGCTGGTCACGGTCCTGGTAGGCGAAGAATGCTGCGAGGTTGCATGCCGCCTTGATGCGCTCATACGTCGGCCGGACCAAGACCGCTGCCTGCTCGTAGGTGAGGTTGTTCGGCCGGCCGTAGATCGTGCCCGCCTTCGGCTCCTTCGGCGTCAAGCTGCGGCCATCGTCGGTGGCGATCCCCCACTCCGTCGCCCACACCGGCTTGTCGCGTCTGCCGCCGAGAGCGACCCAGCGCAGCAGCATCGTTTGGATGCGGGCGACGTCGTCGACATACGGGTGGATCGTGATGCCGTCGACGTAGTCGGGGAAGTTCGGGACGGCGGCCTTGATCGCGTCGACCTCGACCCCTCCCCAACTCGGCCAGTCGGCCTGGGCGAGGACCTGGCAGCCAGTGCCGGCGAGCGCTGAGTGGATCGCCTTGATCTGGAGCGCATAGGCGGTCGCCGTCGATCGCGCCTGTGACGAGCTCGTGGACTTGCCGGCGTAGTCGTAGAAGTCCTCGTTGCCGACCTCGACGTAGCGAAGTCTGAACTTGTCGGCACACGCACGGATCATCGACGGCGTGCTCGCCGGCGTCCAGTCCGACCACAGCAGCACCGGGTCAGCACGCGCCGCCTTCACGGCCGCGATCGTCGGCGACGTCAGCGACGACGTGAGGCTCATCCGGGCGCTGTCGAGACGGACGAGTCTCGGACGGATAGCCGCGATACCGGCGTTCAGCGCGGCGAGCCAATCCGGTGCGGCGACCAGGCCAAGCGACGGCTTCGATGAAGTAACCGGAGCTGGCGGCTGCGGCGCAGGAGGAGTCGGCGTCGGTGTGGGCTGCGGCAGCGGATGCGTCTTCAACAGCCCGTCACGGATCGCGGCCGCGTCGGTATCCGTGAGCGAGTTGTGCACCAGCTGCTCACCAGTCGACGTCGTCGTCACGATCTGCAACGTGACCGCGTCATACCGGTTATGCGTGCCCTGATAGAGGCCGGCGTTCTTCAACAGCCGAGTCCCAGGCATGGAACGTCCTCCTCGTCGGGGGTGAAGGTCAATATCCCGCCGGAGTCGATCCCGGCGGGCGGCTGGCGAGACCCTTTGCGACACGGCGACTAACCCCGTGCAGCACCGCTTGAACACGAGCGGCGGAACGTGTGCGGGAGCTACCCGCGGCCCGGCGCCACCGGGCGGATATGACTGACGCCAGAGGCGTCAGGGCGACGCCGCCCCATGGACCCTACGGTCGACGGGCAGCGAAGATCTACGAGGGAATGCGAGGCGACGTGCCCGATGGCGGCCGGAGCGGCACGCTCGACCGGTTCATGGCCTCGACAACGGCGCTGATGCGCTCGCGCTTCACGCCATGCTGCGTGATGACGAAGTGATGCACCGGGCCGTCGTCTGCGACGAAGTCCGAGGCTCGGAAGAAGGAGCGGTCCTCATTCATGCCCCCGCCATTCTACGCCGGGGCGGCGGGCGGCGGGACGATGTCTCCCTCGCGCTCCACCACGCGGGCGAGCACGGCCTCTGCGCGGTCGGTTGCGTCATCGACCGCCTGCCACCGATCATCGTCGGAGACGTCCGGGCGCACGGCAACGACCCGCGCGCTCAAGTCGCGGAGCGCTGTCGCAACCTCATGCAGGAGCGGATCGTGCTCGCGCATGCCCTGGAGTCTACGCCGCTCCACGGTCAGGGCCGGGCGATCTGCGACGACGCGAGGCGAGATCTACGACGGGTGCGAGGCACCCCGTGTCGGGCGCCTCTCTGAGGCGGACGTGGCCGATCACCTCGTCGGTATCGCGCAGGCGCAGTTCCTCGACGCCCGGATCGCGTCGTGCAAGACGCTCGCTCCAGGTCACGCCGCCGCTCCACGGAGTGCACGAGGGGGCTTTGGCGCGATCTGCGACGGTCCCGCCCCTTGACCGCCACGTCGCACGCGCTCCGCTCGGTCAGCCGCACACGGCTCGCAGGGACACGTCATCGTGCCATCGCAGCTCTTGACGATCGGGAGGGGGACGACATTGTCAGGCGTCGGCCCGATCGTCTGCACGTTCAGGCGATGCTCCCGGCCGGCAAGCGGCGCTCTCGGGAGCCCGTAGTCCTTCCCGGTAAGCCGATGCATGTATTCGGCCAAGCCGAAATGCTGCGAGCACAAGCAGCCGGGAGAGCACGCTGGAGGGGCGGCCGTCTGTTGCATGTGGCCCTCGCGTGTCCGGGGGCGGAAGGGGCGTTCGGACATAGCTCGACCGCCGACGTCTGCAACAGCGTACACGACGCTCACGCGGAATTCCTCTCCAGCTCGGTGCCGTCTGCGGGGTCGAGCTTCGCCTCGCGGCGCCACCGCCAGATCGTGGTGCGGTGGATGCCTTCCGCTTGCGCGACCGCTTCGCAGCTATGCCCTTCCCAGCGGATCAAGATCCGCTGCTTGAACGTCAGTCTCGGCGGCGGTGCGGAGTGCGATGTCGAGTGGAGTTCCGCTTCGGCCCATCTGATCGCGGTGTCCATGTCGTTGGTGGTGAGGAAGCGGTGAAGCATGCGGTCGTACAGCGGCATGCCCGTCCCTGTCGTCGGCGCTTTCGTGTCGTGCTCGTGACGGCCCGACGGGATGAAGCTCACCCCCGGCGCCTCCGCTATCACGCTCGCCCGAGCGAGCAGGGTGCGCGCCTCGAGCGGCAGCTCTGCGATGCGACTGATCCTCATGCGTTGCTCCATCCGGTCCCGGTGACAAGGTTCCACGTCGAGGTAGCGACTCGCTCACGTGGACGCCCTGCCGGTACTGCCGGTGGGGCGTTCGCCGTTTCAGGGGGGCGCCGACAGGTGAGACTTCGGGAGCGACTGGACCCGGTGCCCCAGGCTGGGGGACGGACGCGCCTGGGGCACCGTGGGCCGGGACCCGAGCATGCCTGCCGTCCGTTCGTTTCCCCTCTCGGACAGCAACTCTCGGGCAAACGGGACCGTACAACTGGATCGCAGTGCGCGGGTGCCATCGGACCCCCCCACACGGGCGGTTCGCTGCCGCCTCATCAGAACAGCTCACGATTCAGGTAGTCGGTGACCGCCGCGAGACGGTTCAACGCGTCCGCCATCTCACGCGCCTCCGACGCCTCGTAGTCGTGCCGCTCACCATTCGGCAGCCACGCCACCCGTGCCGGCCGACCATCGGCAAGAACCTGCACCAGTCCCTCCCCAAGCAGGCCGCCTTCGACGTCCCTCACGTCGATCATCGGCGCACCATTCGGCAAATAGCCTGGCTTCAGCATCGCTCTCTCCAATCCCTCGCGACCAGGGCTTGGATCGTGGTAGCACCAGGACAGAACGGCCGGGCGCCGACTTGTCACATGAACGCTCACGCCCCGTCACCTCCTGGTGACTGGACAAGCACGACAGCTCAGTCCTTGAAGGGGTCGTAGGTGTCGGGCCCGGCCATCGCGACCCCAATCGGGTGAAGACGGTGAAGGACGCGGATCGTGTCTGCGTGGTGATCGAGCACGACGTCGAGGCGCTTGTAGGCGCCAGGGGCCTCATCAGCGGCGCCGCCGCGCAGCTCGATGCCGGCCGCGGCCAGGTCAGCGAGCGTCGCCGTCCAGTCGATCTCGCCGTCGCGGACCTTTTCGGTCAGCCACCGCTTCTGCATCTTGCGGATACCCTGGTGCTCCGGGCACGGGATCGGGCCACCGCCCTCGCGTTGGCGGTCGAGCGGGGCGCGGTACGCGCAGTCGCGCTCGCTACATTCCCACACCTTCCGGCGCTTGGACTTGCCAGCAGCCTGCGTGCGCGACATGACGCGGCCGGCGCCGTGGACCGTCGAGTAGAGCAGCGACGCGGAGGCGTCCGACTCGATGCCTTCGAGGATCACCGATGGCTCGCCCATCGTCGCGCCGACGAAGCCCTGCTGACCCGGCATCGCCGGGGTGCAGCCCTTGCGGATCACCCACATGTCCTCGCCGAAATGCGTCTCGCGCCACGCGAAGTTGTGGTGATTGTGGACCTCGTAGGTGCTCGTCGCGCCGAGGATCTCCAGCACCTTGTCGACCACGACGTCGCGGCCGGCGTAGGCGTAGTCACCCGCGAGCGTCATCGCCGCGATGTACGCCTGCCCGAGGTCCGAGGAGGTGTCGAACAGGATCGGCGGCGAGTCCATCTCGCCCTCCGTGGCGTGCTCGCCGAAGCGCTTGCCCTCAGCGACGGCGAGGAAGCCGGACGCCGTCTTGTGACCGAAGCCGCGCGAGCCGAAATGCACGCCGATCCACAGCCAGCCGTCGTCGTCGCGGAACAGGTCGACGTAGTGATTGCCGGCTCCGACAGTGCCGAGCTGCTTCGCGGCGAGATCGCGAAGGCCGCGTTGCGGTGCGAAGTCGGCATCGCGGATCGCGTCGAGGACCGGATGGTCGATCGGCTCGTCGTTCACACGGCCCATACCGAAGCTGATCCGACGGACGATCTCGTCCATGATCGCCGGCAGCTCGACATCGGCAGCGAGCACCCTCGTCTGCACCGCCTTGTTCCCACAACCGATGTCGTAGCCGACACCCGATGGGCTGATCTTGTCGCGGTACGCAATGGCCCCGCCGATCGGCTGCGAGTAGCCGACGTGGCCATCCGCGCACATCACGGCAGCGACCGCGTCTCCGGCTTCGGCGCACCGCTGGAGCTGCTCGACTGCGCGTACATCCACGTCGCCACGGACCTCGATCATTCGGTCTCCTTGGGTTGGAGGTCTCATCCCTGCTCCCCCGGCGAAGGAAGGCGCGCACTCCGCCTTCTGCTTGTAGACCCCGGCGAGATGCTGTGAGGCATGCAGACGTTCATGATCTGCGATCCCGACAGGCCGTGGTGCGTGCTGTTCACCGGCAGCATCGAACAGGTCGCCGAGGCGCTCGCCGCACAGCCCACACGGGCACTGGACGCCGTCTACAGCCACGACGGTGCCGGCAGCAGCCGGGAGCTGACCGCGCACGAGCGAGCCCGACTCGGCCGGCTGCTGGAGCTCGTCGCCTGAACGGCTACGCATCCGCGTCCTCCGTCTGTGGGGAGGACGGGGGTCGCCAGTCATCGCGGCCTGTTCCGTTGCAGAACTGGCAACGGTGCGGCCGTCCGAACGGCGCGCCGTCAACATGCCATTGGAGCAGCCCCGACCCGCCGCAATGAGGGCAGCGATCAGCCATCGGCGACCTCCTGCTCTCTGGAGGACAGGCGGGCGGCGCGGCGCTCCAGCCGCTCAGCCCACCGGATGTCATCGCTCTCTCTCGTGCCTGGCAGGTTGCGCAGGTGGCGGGCGGCGCCGGTCAGCAGCTCCCGCAGCTCGTCCCCGTCCCCAGGCTCGGGGGACACGAGGGCGGGGTGGAACAGCTCGTCTTCGAGCGCGTCCACGGCGGGTGTCGCATTCCAGCGTTCGTCGCCAGCCGTACCGCGCTCGTAGGCGGCGATCAGCGCACGCCGGATCCGTCCCCGGCGCTCCGCGCTTCGCATCCGCTCAGTGCCCGGCCGCTCCCGCTCAGTGCTCGGCATGGCCGACCCCCTGAAAACCGGTACGGTGCCGTCGATGGTGCCAACCGGGCCACCGATCGAGATCGCGCTCGGCCGAGCAATCCGGCGCTGCCGCCAAACACGCAGACTGAGCCAACGCCGACTCTGCGAACAAGCCGGCCTCAGCCTCCACCTCCAAGCCATCGAAACCGGCCAACACACCCCGACGCTGCCGACGCTCCAACGAATCGCCGACGCGCTCCAGATCAGCCTGGTCGAACTGTTCCTCGCCGCCGAAGGCGAGCAAGACCGACACTGAAACCCGGAGCCACGCGGGCCTAGAAGCTGCCGGCGGCGCGCTCACCGGGACGTTCGACGTGATCCGCATCTCGTTCCGGAGCGCGGTCGCCTCGCGCATGATCTCCAGCGCCGGGCGTCTCGCCAGCTCGCGGCGACGCCTACGAAACCGCATCGTCGTCGGTTCCCCCGGACGGGATCTCGCGGACGCGGATCAGCTCGTAGACGCTCGTGGGCTCCGGCTCCTCGTCAGAGACGACCCGCCACAGACCGTCGGTCGTCCACAGCGTCCACTCACGCAGCCCCCGCCCGTCCCCTGTCTCCCCTGCGGGCGGGGCGGCGAGGGGAACCGCCGGCAGCGGCCCGACCAACGACAGTTCCGACGGCGACATCAACGGCAGCCGTGCCTCCAGTGCGTCCGGCGAGCACATCGGCTGGTCGAAGCTCACGCCAGCCGAGAGGCCCTTGAAGCCGAGCGGCGCACGGCACGCTCTGCACCAAACGCGCACGTCGGCGACGAAGGCGTGGGGCGAGTCCGCACCCTCGTGCTCGTGCAGGCGCGTCACGTCCACGGCCGCCTCGAAGTTCTCGTGCGCGCACGTCATCCGCCCGTCTCCCCTGAAGGAGAGGCGGCCGCCGGCTTGCCTTCGTCCGCGAGACTACGGCGGTGGACCGATCCGCCCTCGAAGCGATCCGCGACGACCTCGCCGTCTGCATCACAAGCCGCGTCACTGGCGAGACGCGCTTCAGAGCCTTCCGTCGCGAGCACGGGCGCGGTGAGTGCATCCCCGGCGACCGGCTCGCTGCGATGGTCGACGTCGGGCTCGCGATCCCCGGAGACCGCGAATGGCAGCCCGGCATCTACTTCGTCGAGCTGACCGTCGCCGGCCGCGAAGCGCTCGGCGGCGCCTGAGGCACTCGCGACCCGGTGCAGGTCGCAGATTGCCTGCGCGGCGTCCGCCCACTCGTGCTCGTTCGCGAGCACCTTGAGCTGGATGCGCTCGCCCACGCGGTAGCCCGACTCCTCCGAACCGCTGATCGGCAGCAGGCCCAAGCACGCTTGTACGGCGTTCTCCGCCGCATCACGCAGCACGCCCCGCTCCCCGTCCCCTGAAGGCAGGGAGACGGCGGCGAGAACTGCATCCGCGAGCACGATGTAGTGCGCCCGGTTCGACTCGGCCTTCGCGAGGAGTTCATCATCTCCCTCGAAGTCGTCGAACGCCCAGCCGCAGTCGTCTGCCGTGGCGATCGCACGCGCCACCAGCTCCCGCGTCCCCGTCTCCTCCTGGAGGACGGGGGCGGGCTGCGTGTCACGATGCTGCTTCGCGTCGCGCTGCGCCATCTCCTTCGTCTCCACAACGTCGCCACGCCAGCCGCACGTCCGGCACGTGGGCGCGTACCAGCGCCAACCTCCCTCCACCGGATCGGCGTAGACGTCGTGTTCGTAATCAGGCATCGGCGACAAGACGCTCGCCTCCTGGCTTGAGGGACTCGTGGCACGGGTCGCACATCCACTCGCCATCGACCTCCCAGAACACGACGCCTTCGCCCTCAATTGGCTCGTCGCATGCGCAGCAATACCGCTCGTCAGCCATGCCCGCCGCCCTTCTGCTGGGAAGGGGCGGGCACCCAATCGCGGATCGGACCAAGCGGCTCGCTGCACTCCTCCTCATCGATGCAGAGCACTGGACAGTGCGTGATTGGCTCGATGCCCGGCGGCGCGACGTGAAGGTTCCCGTGAGTCGGACACGCGCGAGTGCGCAGAACCCCTCCCGTCCCCCGCTGGGAGCCGAGATGCTCATCGACGAGCCGCTCGATCAGGTCGACCTCGTCCTCGGGGAAGAACTCGTCGAGCGCCGCTCTGAATGCTGCCGTCCCCTGCTGGGAGACGGAGGGGGCGGCGAGCTGGTCGAACATCTTCGAGAGCGAGCAGCCGAAGCACGGACCGTCGCGCTCGTTATGCACAACCAGCTCGTAGCCGAGTCTCTGCATCGCATCGATGTAGTCCCCCTCGATCTCGACGCGCTCAGCGTCCTGCGACTTGAGCGTGTTCAGCAGCTCGCGCTCGTCGTCGTCCAGCCCGCCCTCCTCGTCCTTGGACGAAGACGCGGAGGCGGCGCGCTCGTGGGTGGCATCGAAGACGAGCGCGTTGCACGGATAGAAGTCGCCCTTGACGGTACGGACGACCCAATCGCCCTCGCTGACGCCGACGTAGCCGTGCAGCGTCACGAGCTGCACGTCCTTTACGGCCTTGTAGTCGTCGCCGGGCGTCACCCAGCTCAGCAGCGGCTCGCCGTCATTGTCGTCCAACGAGATGTGCCCCTTGATCCAGGCAGCGATCTCGTTGATTCCCTGCTCGCTGCCGTCCCAGCGCATCGCCTCGACCTCGACGGGCAGCTTGCGGAAGCGCCCGCCCCCCGTGTCCTCACGAGCAGGCTCAGGCGACATGGGCCTCGCCTCCAAGTGCTTCGATGAGAGCGACGCGCTGCCGCTCCGTCAGGTTGACATGGGTGCCGCTGCCGACCTTCAGCCTGTCACCGCGCTCGTGGTAGACCATCAGCAGCTTGCGGCCAGCGTGCTCGCCGACCACTACAGCGCCATCGTTGACGCGGACCGATACGCGCGGCTTGTCGTGCCAGCCGAAGTACCGCGCGGCTCTCACCGCGACTGGCTGCTGTACGCGGCCCATGGGATCAGGCGACGGCATCGGTGGCCTCCTGGGCTCTCCAGAGCAGCGCCACCAGGCCGTCGGTCCCGCGGTGCGGGTCCGTCTCAGGCGCTAGCGCGAGGAGGTGATGCAGCAGATTGACCGTGCGCTCCTCGTTCGCGGCGAGTCCGATCCGCAGCGCGTCGATCACATCCTGCGCGCTCGGTTCACGTACAGACGAGGGGGTGGCAGCCTCGGCGTCCGGGGTGTGGATCTGCTCCAGCAGCCAGTCGCGGCCGAACTCGAACGTCACGAGGTCGCATGGATCCGCCTTGTGCGCTTTGCTCGCGCAGTCGACGAGGCCCGAGACCTCGCAGACCCGGACGCGATGCTGGATCCGGTCCTCGTCGTGGTTGATGAAGCGACGCACGTCGCTCATGCGCTTCTCTCCTCGGTCGAGAAGTCGGAATGCTGCGAAGCCATGTGCCGAGTGAGCTGTTGGAAGGTGCGCCTGCAGCACGGACACACCCCGGCAGCCACGCGTCTTCTCAGCCGAGTCGTCGCCGCCTTCTGCGCGCGTCGGCTCGCCTCTGACTGGTCGAGGCTGGCTCGCAGGCTGGCGGCGTGATCCTCGGCCCATCTGAGCTGGCGCTTCAGCTTCGACGCCTCCGACTCGCCAGGCGGATCGTTGTAGCCCAGCTCGTGCCCGTTCGGGCAGAACCAGGTGCGCTCCCAGTTTCCACGCTTGCGAGCGCTTGCGATGAGCCGGGCTGGCACGGCGTACAGCACCGCGCACGACGGGCAGCACATCGCCTCCAGCTCGTTGTAGCCGGCAAACGTCTCGCCACGCTGAGTCGTAACGACGGTCATGCGTTCTCCTCGGTCGGCAGGTCGTAGCCCCGTCTCGGCTTCGAGAGCAGGCCCTTGCATGCGGTCGATGACCAGACGCTCACCGAGCCGCTGTGCTCGACGACGAGGCCAATCCATGCGCCAATCAGCTCGTCTGCTGCCTCATGGTCGAACGCACGAACCACGCCGTGCACGCTGAACTCGAACGTCCGCTCGTCGCTCGCCCGTGCAGGTTCCGAGGAAGGCGACGACGCCGAAGTTTGCGGAGAGTTTGCGACTGCCGACACGGGGCGATGGATTGATTCCGTCTTTCTATCGTCGCCCCTTATGCCGGCTTTGTTGGCCGCCTGATCGCCCGAAAGAACTTTGGCATAACCGCCGCCGCCCTCCCCTTCGGGGGCCAGGAGGGAGGCGCGGATCAAGGTCGAGCGTGCTTCGGCGAGCAGGTTGCGCGACGACTGGCGCCACATGTCCTGCACGTTGCCGGGAAGCTCGCTCCATCTCCGGCCCGGCTCGTAGCAGCCATCGTTCTCGGCACGGTGCGCAGCGAGCCGTTCGACTGCCTCCTCGGATTCCAGCTCCGCGATCACCTTGCGGCGCTCGTCGGCGCGGGCCATCCGCTCGACCACCGCGAACACCTCTTCGAGGTCGGAAGCCGGCGTCCACCCGTCGGGCACCTGGTCAGCCATTCGTGGCCTGCAAATCGAATCTCGCATGCGGGTCGGCGAGACGAGCCGCGCGCAGAGCCGCAGCAGCCGCGTCGAACCACTTGCGGGCACCCACCGAAGAGCCCTCGACCACGGCCGCGTGCGCCTTCTCGTAGCAAGCGTCCGCCTCCATCATCAGCGTCTCGACGCGGCGCATGTTCTCGCGGGTCGGCCTCGTCAGCGTCATGTCGGGTCCTCCTGTGTAGTAGTCAGCTCGGCCGGCCCGTAGCGGACCTCCATCCACACGTCGTCGAGCACGTCCGCCTCGAAGGGACGGCCGAGCGCCTCGCCGATCCGCATGCACATCTCGGCATTCACGGCATGCACGAGCTGCTCGACCGCCTCGTCCGGCTCGAAGCGGAGCTGCTCCCACAGCCGGCCAATCTCGACGCCGTGCGCGAAGTCGGGCGAGTCGCCGTCGAACGCGAGCGCGAGTACGAAGTCACCGGCCACCGTCGTCCTCCTTGCTCAGCTCGGCACGCAGGGCGCGCAGGGTCTTGCCCATCTCGAGCAGCGCGCCCGGCTTCCATGGGTAGTCGACGGCCTGCCGGCACACCTCGTAGAGCGTCTCGATCTGCGAGAGGGAGAGCGACGGCGCCTTGCGCGTCACGAGGCAACTGCGCCAGTCGTCGAACAGCTCCGACAGCCGGTCGTCATCGGGCGTGCCGTTCTCGCCGTTGCAGCCCTCTCTGCTCTCGTAAAAGCCCGCTCGGAACGCGCGCCGAAGCAGACGCTCCACCTCGTCGTCTCCGGCACGGACGCAGTCAGGTCGCGTCATCGCCCGTCCTCTCCTTGTGGCTCCACGAGCTGGCCCCAGTCCTCTCGCTGGTCGGCAGTGAGTGCAACGAGCATCACCGGAACCTCGGCACGCCCCCACTCGTCCCAGCAGTGGTCCTTCTCGCCGGGCTCCATATCCGGGAACACGTCGTGGCAGCGCGGGCAGCTCGCCGCCATCTAGCCCTCGCCTCCCTCGGCTGGCAGACGGCGCGCATAGGCGGCGAAGCTCACCGCACGCCGCGCCGAGCTCTGGGCCCACTCCGCACGAACGGCTGCGCTCGTCTCAGCGTCGAGCACGTCGATGTCGTGGCCGGTCGCGATCCGGTGCGCGGCCGCCTCCGGTTCAGAGCCGATCATCCTGCAGGTGTGGCAGCAGCCGAGCGGCCCGGTGTCACGCATCGCCGTCTCCCTCGTCCGTCACGTCCTGCCAGGGGCCGACCTCGCGCGCCTGCACGACGATCTCCCAGCCCTCGAACGTGATGTCCCGAGCGTGGCTCCGGGCGGGCTGCTCGTCCTCGTAGCGTCCGAACTCGGTGTACCGGATCTCGCCCTTGATCTCGTGACGGCGTGCGGCCCGCCACTCCCGTACAGGACGGTCAGCGGCAAGGGCGTCGGCATGCGCAAGCGCGTTCTGTGCTCGCTCGATGAGGACGGTCAACGAGGTGCGGCAGCGCTCGCGGAGCCATGTGGCCTGGTCGAGGCGAGCGACGCTCTCGGCGAACTCGCGCAGGGGATCAGTCGCCATCGCTTGACGCTCCTTCCTCGACCGGCGGCAACGGAGCGCAATCCGGGCAGCACGGTGTGTTGATCATCCCCACCCGCTGCCAGCACGGCATGTCACAACGCCGCTCGCCTCCGTCTGGCAGGGGCGTGCCGCTATCGCATTTGCAGCCCATCGTCACGGCGGAGCCGTCGATCCACGTCACGCCGTCTCGCCTTCCTTGCCAGCGAGGACGGCGGCGATCTCGCCTCGAAACACGTACTCCGCTGGCTCAGCTTCAAGCCACTCGCGCAGCCGTCTGCGCTCCTGCTCTACGCCCGCCCTCTCACCAGCCTCGATCGCCTGGACGTTCCAGTACTCGCGGTCGTGGGCCTCGCGGGTCAGCCGGTCGACCTCTGCTCTGAGCGCCTTCCGCTCGGCCACGAGCGCCCTAATGACCGACAGGTGATGCTCGTGGGTGACGTAGGCCCGTCGCTGAACTTCCGCCGCGTCGAGACCGGCGTAGTCGCGGACACGGCGCTTGAGGTCGTCATTCTCGGCCCGCAACCGTGCGCACTCGTCCTCACGCTCACCACCAGGAGCGGTCGCCAGCGGGCCGTTCGCGAGGATGCCGGCGATCGCGTGGTACGTGAGGTAGTGGCCGTAGAGTTCGATCACGTCGGCGATCTCGCGCAGCGCGTCGCGGGCGGTGTCGCGCTCGGACCGCAGCCGCATGCTCTGGTCCTGCTCCGCGTCGCGCCCGATTGCCAGATGCTCATAGCGGTCGTTCGCCGCCAGAAGCTCGGCTCGCAGCTCGTCCACCAGGGAAGCGGGGACGACCTCGACGGACTCGGCCGTATCAAGGCCGTGGATCTGTCCGCGCAGAACCCACCGCCGCTCGTCCACCTTCGGGGACTGGGAGTCAGCGGACATCGGCAGCCTCCAGGCTCATGACGTGCTCCCACTCCCGGACGGCTCTGCGTTCAACGAGGACGCGGTCGAACGGAGGCTCCGTGCTGCGAAGCACGTCATGCGCCGCTCTGACTGCTGCGTCGCGGGAGTCGCGCGTCTCCTGCTCGTCCCGCTTCGCTTCGCCGTCCTCGATGTCGATCCCGACGACGCGGTAGACAAACCGATTAACCACGTCTTTCCTCCTGGTCCTTGATGAACTGGGCTACGCCGCCGGGGTAGATGGCCTCGACTGCCCCAGCGCAGGTCCAGTCGAGAGCGCGCTCGATGCTGGCGCGCGGGTCATCGAGGTGCCTGCCGGCTTCCGCATCAGCGACCAGCCACTCCCGCATGGCAGGCATCGCCGCCTGGATCTGCTCAGGGGACGGCATCAGTACGACTCCCTCCTGCACGGAATGCACCACAAGTCGGCCGGTCGCGCCGGCCGCTTACCGCACCACTCACACCAAGCCGTGCCGTCCGGCTCAACGGCTCCGCGCCGCTGCAGGTAGGACGCTTGCAGCTCGCCCTCCAAGACTCGGATGCGAGCTGACAGATCACGCGTCTGCTCACGGGACGGGGTCACGACGTGCCGCCTCTCGGGGACGGGGCGGCGCTATAGAACGTGGTGACGTGTCCATACCGATTCCTCGTTTCGCGCTCGACCTCCCCGGCCTTGACGGCTTGCGCGAGCGCGGCGACCACCTTGCGCCGGGTCACTTGCGCCTCCAGCGCAAATGCGCCCGTGTTGTAGGCGAGGTTCACGAGGTTCGCCGCCGTCAGCCAGCGGTCGGCGTATTCGCCACGGAGCCAGCCGACACATGCCTCGCGAAGCACGGCGATCGTCGCGGGCTCGGTGCGCGGCCCGCTCATCGCCCAGTCTCCCCCTCAGCGTGCACCCGGCCGAACCCGCACACGAGGGACCGAGCGTCAACCTCGTCGCCCTCGCCGTCTCTGGCGAGCCGCATCGCCTCGGCCTTGGATCTCGCTTCCACCGCGATCGTCGTCACTGTGCGCGAGATCCGCTCGACGTAGAACGTCTTCCGTTCGGCCGTCATCGCCCAGTCTCCTGTGCGGGGCCATCCCCGTCCTGCTGGGAGGCAGCGACGAGGGCCAGCAGGGAGCGGCGCTGCGTCACAAGCCGGTCCACCGCCCAGCACAGCGGCTCCGCGTCACGCAGATCGGACGACAGCACGGCTCTGATGTCCGCCAGCTCCGACCGCAGGCCGTCGATGACTTCGTTCGCACGGTCGAGCTGCGCCATTGTGTCGTCCAGCTCCTTAAGCGTCTTGTCGTGGACGGCACTCATCGGGCACCAGCCTCCGGTACGGCGGTGCCGTATCGCCGGTTCCACTCGGCGAGGATCTCCTCATGCGCGAAATCCTCGTCGTCATCGAAGGCCGCCTCTGCGGCGAGCTGATCCCACTCGGCCCACTGCACCTCGGTCTCGGAGCCGTCCGGGAGCTCGATCCGAAAAGGGCCGGTGCTCGACCACGCGCGCACCTCGTCTTTGCTGTGCTCGCTCGCGAGGCCGTAGCGCTGAAACTGCATGTCGGTCGCGTCGATCAGGTCGCACACCGTGTTCTGCGCCTCCTCCAGCGTCGCGTACGCGCACCGGAAGACGACCTCGCCGTTCCGGTCGTGTCTGACGGTATATGGGCCTGCCGGGGCGCTCATTGGGATGCCTCAGCGCGCGCGGCCGTCAACACACCCTCCAGCCCGCCGGGACCGTCGAGCAGCCGGGTGATCTTCGCGACGATCACGTCACCGACAGCGGCATCGAGGCGATACGACGGGAACAGCCGTCCGCTCGGAAGCGCCAGTTGCCGACGGCCGCCAGCGAGCACGCCCCGCGCCTCGAACAGCACGTCGCGGATCTCCTGCACCGAAACGACGCGGGTGGGCTGGACGGTGGCGGTCATGACGACACCGCCTCGGCCACGAACAGGAACCGGCCGTCCGGGAGCGGTCCGATCAAGGCGCGGCCCGAGCGCTCCAGCCGCGACGCACGCCCAGCGGTGGCGGCAGCGAGCGCCTCGTAGTCCTTCGGGCCGGGAAGCGCGGGAAGCGCGTCGAGGAACTCCCAAACGGCATCGGCCGCTGCCTTCGGTGAATCGGCCACTGCAACTGGCTCGCCCGTTTCGCCGAGGCTGCGCGTGACGGTGATCTCGTACTGCTTCGCGTTGGCGGTCATGTCGGCTCCCTTGATCATGTCTACAGGTGTAGACAATACTCCTTCCGCCAGTGTTGTCAACCCCTGTAGACTGCCGGCATGGTCGAAACCGACTACGGCGAGATGCTCCGCGAGGCCGGCACGAAGTACGGACGCGCGACCGCCGACCAGAGACAGGCGGACGCCGAGCGCATCTACGCGATCCAAGCCGCCCACCGTCACGGCAGATGGACCGTGCGCAGAATCGCCGCAGAGCTGGGCGTCAGCTACCAGCTCGTCGGACGACTCGTACGCCGCCGCTGACCGCCCCGCTTCCTCCCACCACTCGCACGAGCCGGGGTGGCCGCAGTTCAGACAGCCGGTCACGCAGCCCACCGCCACTTCGTCTCGGTCGGGAACGTCGCCACCGCGCGCAGCCGCGACGGTCTAGACCACAAGCCGCCGCCGGCATTCGCCTCTTCGAGGACCCAGCCCGCAGCGCGCAGGCTCGCCCCACCCTCCTCGGGCAGCGTGTACGTTCTGATGTGCTCGTAGCCCAGCAGCCGAGCGACCTTCGCGATGCGGCCGTAAAGCATCGAGCACACGTTGGGAGTGCCGTCAGTGCAGACACGCGTCGCCTCGCACGTCAGACCGTCCTGAAGCATCCGCGCGCTCGGGCGCTCGACGATCGCGACACCGCGGACGCGCTCATGCTCAACGACGCAGAGGCAGAAGACGCAGCCGCGCGCCGGCCTGTGATGCCGGTGGAAGCGCGCGACGAACCCGTTGCAATGACGGAGGTTCGTCGGCTCAAAGCGAAGCGTGCCCGACCTCACCGCTTCCCCTCCAGGCGTGCACGCTGACGGGCAGGGAGAGCGCGGGCCGCGACGCGTTCAGCATGCATTCGAGCGGCCGTGAGGGTGAGCCCGAACGTCTCCTGGTAGTCGGCCGCGAACTCGGCCACCGTTCTCGGGTGGCTCTGCTGGAGTCCGGACGGTCTGCGCTTCCCCGTTCGAACGGCCCGCTGAGGCCCGTAGGCGCGCTCCGCCTTCCACTGGCGTGTCCGACACAGGGATTGGCAGAACCGCTGCTTAGGATCGACCGGAGCGAACATCTCCGAGCACGGCGGGTAGGCGCAGATGCGAGGCCCCGTCATGCCAGCCTCCAGCGCCCGCGCTCAACACGCTCCACCACGCCACGTCTCGCGAGCCGCTTCATCGCGGCCCCGCCGTCACTGGAGCAATAGCCGCAGCAAGTCTCCGCGCCGCCACGATGCGACGCCGACTCCTGCTGACGGCAGCCGTGCTCGCGATGGGCGTGCAAGATCCGCCCGGCCTGCCATGACCGCAGCTCGCCGAGCATGCGCAGCGCCCGCAGGATCTCCCGCTGAGCAGGCGTGACCCTCGCAGGCCGGACGCGTGCCATCGGCACCTCGCTACCGTCGATCGCCAGTTGCATCGGGGGGGGGGCTTGTCGAGGTCATGCCGTCGGCCGCTCCGGGTAGTCGCCCTCCAGCCGGGCCGTGGCCGCCGCCGGTTCGGGCGACCAGTGCTCGCCGGTCACGAAGTTCAACGTCGAGACGAGCCCGAACCGCTTGACCGCGAACGCCAGCTCGTCACGCCACTGCGGCTCCAGGTGCTCGAGCAGCGACAGGCGCCCTTCGTCGTAGTCGCGGTGGTGCGGAGGGCAGAGTGGCACGACCGCGAGCGGGTCGTCCATCCCCTCCGGGCACGCCGACTTTGAGATCAGGTGCGCGGGGTGCACATGGTCAGCCGCGCACACCAGGCACGGGATCCCCTTCACCTTCTCGCGCTGGGCAGGAGCGACCGCGAACGACCGACGCGCCTTCAACGGCCGCGGACGCCGCTCGTCTTCCTCCTCAGCCTTCGCGAGACGACGGGCCGAGATCGGCGACAGCTCCTTGCGCCGGTCCAGCGGTCTACGCGACCGCTCAATCCACGCTCTCGTCGTAGACGCCTTCGCCTTGAAGGGCTTGGAACGCTTCATCGCGGCCTCACCGGCGGGCATCTCGGCCGTGCCGAGGGACTCGTCGCCCCAGTAGTCCCAGCCGAACCGGGCACGACGCGCGAACATCTCCAGGTACGGGCCGCTGAAGCCTCGCTCGACCGCGTCAAGGAATCCGTCCGGCTTGCCGCTGTGGACCTTCCCGCCGGATCCCGCATAGGGCTGTGACCAGCGCTGAACGCTGTGGATGCCGCGCGGTGCTTCCGCCTTGAGGCTACCCGCGCCACGCCGGTAGATCACGCACGTCTCATGCCCAATCCGCGGATAGGTGCCGGCTCCAAAGTTCGGCTTGCTCCAGACGAACTCGCCGACGCGGGTGGGGAAGCCCCACGCTGTCGCGACGGCGACGGCTTCGCCGCGATGCATCGTCTCCTGCGTGAGCCAGAGCAGAAGCGTCGCGTCCCTCGCGATGTCTCCGCCTCTGACTCCGAGGGCACGGATCGCCTCCCAGTCCAT